ATCTAGAGAAACAATTTTTATATAATTCTTTGCAAAATAAACAGGATCATTTTTACATTTAATAAATTCAATGACCTGCTCCTCTGTAAATTCATGAGGAGTATTTGCTTTTTTTAGATTAGGATTACCAAGGTATACATTATCATTCATAATTTATCAGCAGTTCCACTTACGAAGTGATTTATTTATTCTTGAATCTGGATCTCTAGCAGTTTTTGCAGAAGTTAATTTCTTTTTCATTCCTTTCATACGAGAACAGAATGACTTTCTACGATTTGCTGCTTTAGAACCTTTCTTCAATTTAGATGGTTTTGTTGTAACAGCAGTCTTTAATTTAGAACCAGGATTTGCAGCACGATAAGAATCAACACCCTTTTGATTTAAACCACCAGATTTACTTTTACCTTCTTTTCTTTGCCATGCAGCACTCTCATCCAATTCATTTCTCCAGTCAGAAGGGTTGAGTGGTTCTGGTTTTATAATATCTATTGTTTCAATTTCAGTAAATTTAATATCATCTTTTTTCCAATCTTGAACGAGTAAATCACTTTCTATTTTAATTTCCTCTTTCTTCATCTTCTTAGATACTGCTTCTTGTTCTTTCTTACGAAGTTCTGCTTCCTTTCTTGCCTTCATCATCATAGCAGATGAACTGACACCAACTTCCTCTTTTACTTTTGTTTTAACACCACGTTTTTCTTTGTGTGCTTTATGTCTTGCGTCCATTGCCACAAGTCTCTCAGCAGGATCAGCAGCATTGCCACCTGTGCCTGTTGCTCTCATGTTTCTGACAGATGCTTTACCATAATTAGAACGACCACGTTCTTGACTTAATCTTTGATTGTCACTGTCCTTTTGTCTTTCAGAAATCACTTCTTCACTTGTTACACCTGCCTTTGCTCTTTCTTTCTGAGCAGCACCTCTGATTACCATCTTCAACTTGTTCTTAAGTGAATAAGGATTCTCTTTTTTCTTCTTACCAAATGCTGCCATTTGACCTGATGGTTTACCTGATCCTCTGGTGATGCCATATGCTATACCTTCAGAAGTATCTGTAGTATGTTGCTTATCAGGTTCATTCATTGTAAGATTTTTTGCCTTCTGTTTCTTTGAGATCTTCGGACCTCCAATTGGATCACCGTATTCATCTCTTTGAACTTCTTCTTTCTTAGTTTTTTTCTTAACTGTATCTTTGTAATGTTGTGTTTTCTTTGGATCAGCACCTAAGAAATAATCCATAGAGGAACCTGATTTATCATACTTAATTTTTTCATCTACATTTTCTACCTCTTCTTTTTTTACACAGTTTGGATATCTCTTACCAAACATAGTCTTCATACCTTTCTTTTCATATCCTTTCCAGCATTTTTCTTGGAACTGTTGGAATGAAATACCAGTTGGTTCAAACTCTTCTTTCTTACTACTATTACCCCAGTTTGCAGCACCGACTTTACGACACTTAACTAATGCACCTGATGCATAAGCACTTGGCCATACAGAATATCTTGATTTAACCTTATGATAACAGGCATCTTTAGATCCACTACCCTTACCCTTTCTATCGGATTCTGTAATTTGAATTTCTTCTTTCATTTTCTTTTTAGGTTTGTCAGTTGATACGTATGTTGGTTTTGCAGCACCAGTTTTGGATTGTTGACCAGGATCTGCTGCTTTCTTTCTTCTTGATGCAGAATCTCTTTCAGACTTGCTCATGCTGGCACGTTTAGATGATGAAACACACTTAGGTGTTCCTTCACCTGGTTCATCACTTGCACAGGTTCCACCTGTTTTAACATTCACCCATCCAGGTTTACCATCTTTAGATTTAGAACCCTTAAACCATTTATGTAAAGAACCTTCAGACATCCCGCCACCATTTCCTCCACCGTTTCCACCATTTCCATTACCATTTCCACCATTACCATTACCATTGCCATTTCCACTATGACCATTTCCATTACCATTCTTTTTACCATTACTGTCATCATCATCTTTTTCATTACGTAAATATCCACCATAACCAATGCGATAACCCTTTGGAATTGGTTTACATTTCTTATCAGTTTGACAATAATAGTATCCAGTTTTACACTTTTTCATTCTTACGAGTAGATTCCTCCTTATTATTTAGAATTCCTTGTTTCAACATTTTTGATAACTCAGATGTTGAACCAACAAATAGTGCATTATTTGTAACATTATTTGTAGTTTTATTATTATCTTCATCAACTTCTTTTACCTTTTTCTGTAAATCCATAAGTTTATCAGTTGTATCTGCTACTGATTTGATTAATTGACCTGCAACTTCATATGCTCTTGGACTTGCAGTCTCACCAGCAACTTCCATAATACCATTAATTGCTTCTTGTCCTTTTTCAATTAGTGAATATAAATTACCTCTTGTATAATCATAGTCTTTCCCTACATCTTGTCCTTCAACTTTTTTAATTTGATTTTTCTTTTTAGAAACAACATCTTCTGGTGTTGGGATAATTTCGGACTTTACATTTAAAGCCTCGTCAATAGGATCATAGTTAGTCATTAGATATCAGTTTGCCTTGTAGGACTGTAAGATTTAGAATCTGAGAAAATTGCTGTAGTTTCACTAAATCCAAAATCATCATCAGGACCAGCATCAGCAGGATCTGGAGTAACTGTGTATCTCATCTCACGTTTTGCATTTTTAGTATCAGTATCTGTAGCATAATCAATCTGAACTTTTTTGATAAGTCCTGATGAAGATTCAGCAACAGGTCCAAATAGATATGTTTTTGCGGTAAATCCTAGAGTGTATATAAGTGCTCTTCTTGTAGAAAAATCACCCTCATAATCATCTTGAAAATTAATACTATCTAAAACTATTGGTATATCTCTTTTCTCTCCAATTGACTTAACTAAATCAACTGTTAGATTAAATGATGGTTGAAAGTATGGTAAGATTTGCTCGACAATTTGTAGAGCATCATCATTTAATTTTGCAAGTATGTTTAATTCAAATCCAATATTATATGGAACAGGCATAAAAACTTTTTTTATATTATTCCCATCAGATGCTTTAAATGTTTGAGTAATTCCAGTTTTTCTTGAAGAATCATATGATACATTATTCATCTCAAATGACATTCGAGGAAGAGTGATCCCAACTGGTTTATTTAAATCTGCCTGTTGTTCCAATCTTGCAAGAAATTTTTGTGAAGGACCATATGCTAAAGGAACTTTTAATTCACTATAAGTATTACCTGCACTGTCATCATGACGAATACTAATAGAATTAAAAAGTGTTCCAAAAGTAACAATTGTCTTTCTAATTATTTCGTGATAGTAATAAGTTCCTAACATTAAAATGTACCAAATGGATTATTTTCTGAGAAATCAATGATTGCATCAGCTTCTGTTTCGATTTCATCACCTTTATCATATTTATCAGCAAATTCTGCAGACTCAATAAAATCAACGGTATAACTTGCGGATGATGCAGATCCAACTATTACATCACCTGCAACAAAATTTCCATTTGTTGTTCCCAGTTTTAATGTATTTGTAACTACATTCCAAGATTTAACTCTTGCTGTTGCACTTGATCTTGATCCAGTAACGATTTCGTTAAATTTGAATGTTCCAATACCTGTAATTACTGGTGGAGCAGAGACTGTTGCAATCCCAGTTCCACTAGTATATCCAATACCAGCATCAGAAATTAATACCTGTGTGACTGTATTTGCAGCACTAACTAAAACTCTTCCTGTAGCAGTTCCAACTCCAGATATCGGAGTTCCGAAGAATAAAGTTGGTGCTATTGGATATCCATCTCCTGCTGATGTAATTGTCACTGTTCCAATACCAGCAGAATCTGTGACTAGTAAAGCAGTTCCTGCTGCACCTACTCCATGAGTTGTTGATCCTACTCCAATAGTGGTAGATGTTGCACTTATAATTGTAACAGTTGGTGTAACAGTGTATCCAGCACCAGCATTTGTAAGTAATATTTCTTTTACTGAATTAACACCATTTATTGATGTTGTAATTGCAACAGCAGTTGCATCAGTTCCACCTGCAGGTGCAGTTCCTATTGCTACAGTTGGAACCTTATCATAATCATATCCATCCTCATTGAGAAATATTTTACGAATATATCCAGATGTAGTGGATACACCCAACGTAGCTGTGGATCCACTGGATAATAATTTAAGTGTAGTGATATATCCTTGATCTGCAAGTGCATCATCAATACTTTCATTGGTGGTGCTTAATTGTTCAACACCTCCAAACTCATCTTCAAGTTCATATAGTTCACATCTAAGTTCGTAAACATAATTTTTACCTAATTGATAAAAAGGTTTTTCATGCTCCACAAATTTAACTTCAAAAAATCTTTGCCCTAATGGGAAGAAAATTAAATCACCTTCACTAGGTCTACTTGTAACCTCAATCTCACCATCTGGTGCGCTGATTAAAAATGGAGAAATAAAATCTTCCCATCTTTCTCTTGAAATAGTTATTATTAACTCATCTTTTAAACTCATACCAAACTTTGTCATAATATCACCAGCACCACCATAACCATCAAAAGTATTCACATATGCTTCTATTGCATAGTTATCATTGAATGTTGAAGATTGAATTTCCGTAAAAATACTATCTTTATTAACAATTTTTCGAGGTAGATACATTACCTCAACACCATAAATTTTTAACTGTTCATTAATTAAGTCCTGAACAAGTCTTTGCTCACTTTGTGATCCTTGTAGAAAAAAGGGATTTAACGCCATTATAATTAACCTATAAAATCAAGAGGAGGCATTTCATACTCTTTCACAATTCTCTCTCTTATTATATCCATTTCTTTCTCCGCATCATCATATATTTGTCTTCCATTTAATTCTAATCCACCTGGTAATTTGACACCCTGAAACTTTATAAGATTTTGTCCCCACTGTCTTTTTATAAGTGTGGTAAGATATAATTTTACAAATGGATCATTGTATATTTGTGTAAATGAATCAGGATCTAAAGCACGGTAACAGTCAAGAACAATAAAACTATCTACTTCTTGTGAAGACCAGTCAATATCAAGATATAGTCTGTCTTGTCTTCTATTAAATCTAATTTGTTTATCAGTTGTTAGTAAGAAATCTATATCCTCCAAATAACTTTTTGTCATAGCATATTGTAGAAGATTTACTGAATTAAAGTAGTATAAGTCATTTAAAAATAATTGATACTTAATACTAAACATACCACCAGATATTGAACTAGTATCAAATTTAAATACTTTTTCTACACCAATTACCGAATCTGGAACTTGAATAAAGTTAGACGTTTCATAAAAATTTGATGTAACTGTTCCTAGACCACTTATATTTGTAGAATTTACAGTGGTGGTTACAATTCCAACTCCAGAAGTTCCTGATGCCTTCCCCCTATCAATATCATCCTGAGTAATTTTATATTTTAAATACATTCTTTCAACACCTTCATAATTTCTTTCTTGAAAATATTGAATGGTGTCATCAACTAAATCATCTACCTGATCATCATCTACGTTTACTTCTAAAACTGGTGCACCCAATTTTCGAAAACAATAGTCAATAAGTCCTTGTCTAGTACTTGGTTTAGCCATTAAAATGCACCTCCATCTATTAATCCAGCAGTAAGTGTTCCATCTACAAAAACATTGTTAGTAAATGTTGCTATCGCACCAAATGTAGCAATACCAGCAGTTACAATTAATCCTCCAGTGTTAATCCTTATTCCAGATCTAGCAGTAATAAGACCCACAGAATCGACATTCGTTACATCTTCATAAGTAAGTGTTCCTGCAATAGAAACATTACCCTTAAATTCAGCAAGACCTGTAAAAGTAGATAATCCTGTGATATTTAGATTTCTTGCATCAAATTCATCAAAAGTTAAATCACCTCCGACAAATAAATTTCTACCAACATATAAATCACTAACTGTGGTAGTAATTCCTGTAAAGGTAGAAACACCAGTTACATTTAATTTATCTAATGTAGCACCACTATTTACATTTAAACCAAGATTGGCATTAACAGCAGATGAAAATGTAGATATACCACTTACTACAACATTACTAAGATCTAATCCACCAGATAGAGTTGATATTCCAGATACACTTAGTGAAGTAACAGATGCAATACCACCAATTACATTTTTAGAAGTAACAGCGCTGATTGATCCACCACCTGCACTGGCAAGTATTTTTACTGCATCTGATTGTCCGACCCTAACTTTAATAGGCATTATCGAGTTACTCCCTCCCTTACGAGCACAGATCCCTCTACAACTCTTGTTTTTTCACTCGCTGCATTTGTTATCACAATATCATACACATATCGACCTGGTTTAGGCACAGCAGATGCTGTTGCTGATAAACTGATTAATACTTTACCTGCTGCAGCATCTGACACTAATGTAGTAAAATCATGTTTTGTGCTACTTCCAGCATGTTTTCTGAATTGAGCTGCTACTGTAAATCCATCTAAATTTAAGGGAGAAGAATCATCACTCTCTGCCAACTCAAAAGTTTGACTAAAAGTTGATCCTGCATTTACAACTAAATTCGAAACATATACGGCTGCCATCTACTTAAAATAATATTTTCTAATTATATTTATGTCTTATTATTGCCATCTACTAAAATTTTAAGTAATGACTTAATTTCATCTATATCTTTTTTCATATTATCAATTTCACTTTTTTGATTTTTTCTAATCTCTAATGATTTTACATATTGAGAATATCCATGATCATCACAATTGATAATTGCATTTGTTGTTGGATCTCTATAAAGATGTGTGTGTCCTTTAACTCTTATCATTTTACTGCAATGGTTCTTAGTGAGGATATTCTTGGTGGTTGTGCTTGATTTGTTCCTGACATAACTATTTTAATAGTGTATCCTGTAAATTCAGGTAAATTGTCAGCAGTAAATTGATATTCCTTCATGTCAGATTCAGTAACATTGATACCAGAATTTGGAGTTACACGACTATCAGGTCTACCATCATTTCTTGATGTATCGACTATTGTAAACCCATCATCATTAATAGTAGTTATATTTCTAAATCCAGGAAATAGTTCAAATGCCTGATCAATCTCACTTGAATCTGGTCTAATTAAACTATATAAAACCCTAAAGTCAGATGATGCTGGTCTAAATGCCGACAATATAACTTTTAAAGAAGTTGCAGGTTTTGTTAATGAAACAGTGTTTGAAACATATATTGCAGCATGTGGGTCATCTAAAATTGAATTTACTCTGCTATCATCAGCATAGTTATCAAGACCAATAGGATTGTTTAACCTATTACTTAAAAATTCTGTAGATGAACCTCTATTAAGATAAACTACTGGTGATATATTTTCATCATTACTTGTTAGATTCAAAACTGTGGTGAATGATTTAGATGATGGTAAAGCAGATAAATATTGATCTTCATTTACTTTTGAAGCAACAACCTGAATTGTATCTAAAACATTCAAAGTATTAAGTTGTACACTTTGAAATCCTTCATCAACAAATGATTTTTCACTACCATCAACACTTGTTCCTGTAACTGTTCTTATCGTGGCATCTATGCCTGTTCTAGCACCAGATACACCTGTGGGGGTATCTATCTCATATCTAGGAATTAAAGACCCATACAAGATATTCTGAGATGCTTTAACGTCATTTCCACCAACAAATGATTCACTAGTAAATG